AGCAACCGTTTCCACGGTGTCAGCCCTTGCTTTGGCTGCTTTTGCCGTTTCATTTTCAGCCGCCGCTTGCAGATACATTGAATTCGGGTCTTGCGGTTGGCCTTGCATTTCCTCCATCAGGGTTTGCGCTTCATCATCTGTTGGCTTAACAACACCCATCCGTAGTAACTTCTTGCGGAAGTAAGCATTTGCATCCTGTACGCCCTCGCCTTCCATGTTCATCATTGCCATTGCAGTCAGCACTTGGGCTGTCTCAGGGTCTTGGGTAATCTGCAGCATTCCAGTCAAAGCCCTGACCGTTGCTGCACGCTTGCTGCTACTGGATGGCCCAACTTGTGCCACAACGTCAAATGTGGCATCACTCAAGTCGTTTGCCATCTTCATTGCGCCGGTTTTTTGGTCAAGCATTGGCTGCATTAACTCAACCATGCCAGCCTCACCAGTAGGCGCGATGGTCTTCATCTTGCGCTTGTCTTCGGTGTAGATTTCCTTTGCCATGCTCAACCATATCTCGCCGCATCGCTTCATGCCTTTGGCAAAGTTACTCATATAAATGAAGGTCTGCATATCCACACGGGTTTGAATCAACTCCACCGCCTTGCCTGATACGCCCGACACCATCTTGTCTGCGCCCTGTGGGTTGCCAAGAATGTCTTGCATATCTTGTTCAGTAATCTGCAAAAGTGCCGCCATTGCTGGTGGAATTTGTGCCGACTTTGTATAAGCCACAGGACCACTTATTTGTGTACCGCCATCAGCCCCAGTCACAGGGTTAATTAAAAGGTAAGGGTAATCCCTCAAGTTATCTTCAGCCCACATCACCTGATGCCCAGCAACTTGCTCTGGAGTCATGATCGGCTTTTCGATGCTGGACAGTGCGCTTATCTCACCCAACTTTGAAAGTTGCATATTCTTTAAGCGCTGTGCATCTTTGGCAAGCCTAACTGCACCCATGCAGCGTTCGATGTTATCCACAAACCAGCGTTTGCCGTACACCACCACAATGGGAATGCACTTACCAGCAATGTAGCCAGCATCTTCTAAAACCTTGCCGCCCGACATGATGTATTTGCGAACACGCATCCGCTTAACACGCTTTTGACGCACCTCACGAGTGCCGACTGCCATCAGGGTTTCTTCTAGCGTCTCGTCGTTCACAAAATCTGTGGCTGTGTAGCGTTCCTCAGTACCGTCAATCGCTTGGAATATGCGGATTAACTCAGTCTTTTCCTCAAGTTTATAATATTCAGCCACAAAGACAATGTCAGGGGTTGCCCAGTCAAATTCGTACTGGTGAATAATCTTAGGCCAGTCTGTCGGGTCATCGTTATAAACTTCTTTGTAGCTTTCACGGGTCATGCTGGTGACCACAAAGCAATACTTAGCGTCTGACTTGTCTTGCCGCTTGGCGTTCAAGTCAAAGAATACCGAACTGTCAGCATCGTAGATTGGTTCAAATCGGATGCGTTGACGGTCGTCCTCGTCATCTTCTTCGTCTTCGTAAACTGTCCGCAAGCGCCATGCACCAATGCCGCCGCCTACCGCCTCTTCAAAAGCATTGTCGTAAGCCTCATCAGCTACGGATGCTTGTTCATCAGCACGGTATAAACCATCGCAGACTTCAGCCAGCTTGTCGTTTTCTGTGCCATCTTTGCTCACATAATCAACAGTAATGCGGTTGTTTCGGTATTCGTTAACGATACGAATGACAGCCAACATGATTTTGTTAACTTCGAATCTTGGTTTGTTTTCGTACTGGTCGTAAAGTGGTCCTTCCCACTGAGCGCCACATAGCGAATAAAATCTACGGTCTTGCAGGCATTGCAAGCGCTCATCCCGCAAGGCTGTTTGTATGTCGTTGAATTGCCGCAGTGCTTCAGCGTGCAGATTCGCAAGGCGTTGGTCGTTGGGTATTCGTGCCATATTTGTCCTTTAAGGCGATTATCTACCAGCGTTTGACATTGGGCAATGGCGTAAATGTAGCTGCTTTTGTAACCGCTGACCGCCTGATGCCCTCACACGCATACCGCAAGGCATCAATTACATGGTTCTTTTTGTCCTCAAGCTGGGGCAGGATTCGCCCAGTCAATGGGTCTGATTTATAACTGTAAAGGCTCAGTTCGTCAATGGTGTGCGTGCAGCGTGGGTGAACCACGATGTCGTAGTTCTTTAAAAACTCAATACCTTCCTCAACTGACTTTGGTCCTTTGACCGCTGTCATTATCTTAGGAAACCCATTTTTCTTCATGTGGCTGATGGTCTCTGGTCTTGCTGAATCGGCAACGATAGGCCATTTCTCAGCCTCAGGAACTTGCATAAATAGTTCGGGTGTGTTGACAATCTCACAGCCCACCATATAAGCTTCGTAGTCAATGTAAAGGGTTCGCCCAATAATGTGGCATCGAACCAACACAGTAGGGTCTACCGAAAATCCCCAGTCCGCACCAAGTCGGTGGATGGCTTCGTCTGGTGCTTCAAACTCATCAATCTTCCAGTTTCTAAATACCCTGCTATGGCTGTTTCGTAGGTACTGACCCATCCAAACGTGCTGATATTTATCAGGGTCACGCCGCTTGTCGTACTCCATTTCGTCCTTCAGGACTTGCGGAAACCACGGGTTTTCACTAAAGTTAACCTTGATAACTGCAGCATCTGCAGGCGGTTCAGGTCCACGCAATAAAAAATCCACTGGGTCGCTGTTCTGCCTTGGGTTCCAAGTAAACCATAACTCACTGTTGGGTTTACGGATTGTTGGCCTCAATAGATCAAGGCTGGTTTGACTTAATGACTGGGCTTCTTCTACCCAAGCGCAGTCGTACCCTTCCAGCGATTTAATGCTGTCGGCGGTGTGATTCTGCATACCTTGGAAAATAATCGCCCCATCGCCCTTTTTGGACTTGATAACCGAATCCTGTACGGCAAAGTATGCGCCAGCATTCATCGCCTCAATCTTTGTTTCTAGCAGCCGCTTGACGGATTGATTAAGTGACTTCTGTATCTCACGAACACAAACACTCCTGTGCTTTTGGTTCATGATATGTGCCTCGATCATCATTTCAGCAAAAAGATGTGACTTGCCTGAACCTCGCCCACCCCAAGCACCCTTGTATCGTGATGGTTTCAACAGGGGCAATGCCCATTCAGGTGTGGCAATTCGTAAAGTCTTACCCATGCTTTACTACGACACGCTCAATCTTTGCAAACTCAAGTGCTTGACCATCAGCTCCAGTAAGTTCATGGCGTTGAGTTTCTTTCCAGCCCATTTGGCATTTTGACCACCAAATCTGTGCTGTTGTATCACCAGCCATGGCTTTTTGGAAAATGCCTTTGCCTATTTGTGCATTAGCTTTGGCTTTGCCGTTGATTAACTCAGGACTGAAGTATTTTCTTAGCGTGTCAATGTCAATGCCATCACGAACCAAAGCGGCTATTTGCTCGAATGGAACACCATAACCCGACATCGCCTCAACTTGTCTGCGCTCAACATCTGTCGCTAAAAACGGCTTTCTGCCTGACCCTTTTCGTGCCCCGCCATTCTGTTTAACTATATTTGACTCTTTTTTAGGCTGTCGGGTGGAATTTTCAGTACTTTTTTTCATTTGTAACCTCCGCGAAAGGTTGTTTTGCTGCGTGATTTGTCAATACAGCCGTGATTGTGCCTTATTTCACTGTACTTGTAATGCGTGATAAGACTCGCGGCTTGCGATGTGCTTCATCAAGAATTTTTGGCACTGCATACTTCCACATGACTTGATGGTGGATTCTTCTGTCAGTTGTGCCTACTTCTGATATTTTTACACATGAAGGTGCGTACATCACCGTGTAAAAAGATTTTGTATATGTGCCAAGTTCAAGGTAGATTTCAGTCAATCCACCACTATTTTGCTGTGTCACGACTTGTTGTAATCTCAACTGAGGCGTGGTCATAAACAAAACACCTCTGCGACCCCATTCGACATACATATTCACATCTTCATTGATTCTGCCCATAAATTGCACTGGGCGATCAACTTTGAACAAAAAGGAATTCATTACTTTTCGGTAAATTTCATCTTTGCGCATCCTGCTTAACAAAGTACAACCTTCCCCACCAATAAAGTCGCCACCTTGTGCAAAAGCAATT